CGTATCCTCGCTATGAAGGCTACGCTGGACGAAATGCTGTCGCAGATCGACGAATCCGATCTTCCATCGGAACAGAAAAACGAATCGCAGAATTCGGCGAATGCTTACATCATCGATGTGACGCCGAAGCCTGCCGCAAAAGGTGAAACCATGTCTGAGGAAATTAAGCCCGAGGTGAACAATGACCTCGAAGCGCTGCGCAGCGAAATCGCTGCTGCGAAGGCCGAATACGCGAAGCTGAACGAAGCGCTCGTCGCTGCGCAGCGTCCTGCGTTCAACATCAACAAGGGCGTCGAAGCCGACAGCACTGCCGCCAAAGCTGAGGAAGCCGCGAAGGCTTTCGAGCGCTATCTGCGCACTGGCGATTACGGTGCGCTGTCTGCTTACAAGGCCGCGATGAATGAGACGACCGCTGGTGAAGGCGGTTATCTCGTCCCGACCACGTACAGCAACGAAGTCATCACCGCGATCAACGAAGGCTCGATCCTTCGCCGCGCTGGAGCGCGCGTGATTTCGGTGAACGGCACGAACGCGTTCAAAGTCCCGGGTCTGACGAACAGCACGACCGCTGCGATCCTGACCGCTGAATCGACGTCGTTCTCGCAGATCGAGCCGTCGGTGACTGAGGTCACCTTCGAGCCGTACAAGTACACCGCGCAGAGCAACGCGACGGACGAACTGCTCGCCGATTCGCGCATCGATGTGCTGAATCAGATTCTCGCGCCTGATGCGGTCAACCGCTTCATCAAGGCCGAGAACACCGCGTTTGCCACGGGCAGCGGCTCGTCGCAGCCGCAGGGTGTGATGATCGGTGGAACTGTCGGTGTCACCGCTGCCGCGACGAACGCGATCACCGCTGACGAAATCATCGACACGTACCACTCGCTGGCCACGGAATACCGCGATCGCGCGGTGTGGCTGATGAACGATGCTACGCTGAAGGTCGTCCGCAAGTTCAAGGAGAACGGATCGACGGGTGCGTATCTGTGGCAGCCTGCGCTGAGCGCTGGTCAGCCTGACACGATCCTCGGTCGCCCGGTCTACACGCTGAGCACGATTGACACGATTGCCACGGGCAAGAAAGTCGCCGCGTTCGGCAACCTGTCCTACTTCTGGATCGCAGACTTCGGTGGTCTGACGTTCCGCCGCCTGGTGGAACGCTACGCTGACATCGGGCAGGTTGGCTTCCAGTGGTACAAGCGCTTCGATAGCAACGTCATGCTGTCGGCTGCGATCAAGTATCTGAAGTGCGCGTAGTAACCTGACATGAATACTGCCGTAATCATCCCCACTCTTGGCAGGCACGAGCAGGCCGTGAAGTGCGTAGCAGAATTCCTGCGCACTTCATCGGCTGATGTGATTCTGTGCTCGGAGGAACCGCGATCGCTGTACGAAGCAGCGCTTGTCGATCCCCGCGTGAAGTTTGTCGCTCTTCCCGAAGATACTCCGTCCGCTCGCGGATGGAATCGCGGTCTTCGAGCGTTTCCGAACTACGACGCCTATTACCTCGGCCAGGATGATCTGTGGCCTGAACAGGATTGGCTAAACGAAGTGCTACGCGTTCATCGGGAAACCGGTGCGACGTGCATCGCAACGAACGACCTGCACATTCACGGTATGTCGCTCGGAGCGCAGTATTGGATGACGCGCGAATTCATCATTCGCCACAACGGCGGAGTGATGGCGTGTCCGCACTACCGTTCATGGGGACTCGACGTCGAAACGAACGAGCGTGCGAAGCGCGCGCGAACGTATGCATGGGCTGAGCATGCGAAGGTGGAACACCGTCACAGAATCTTCGGTGCAGCTGACGATGCAACGTATCAGAAGGCGAAGCCGTCGCACTACTACGATCAGCTCATCATGAGCAACCGTAAGCAGAACGGATGGCCTGATGATTTCCCGGCGGTGATCGCATGAGGATCTACTATACGATCCCGATGGAGCGCAGCGTGCAGGCTGACGCAGTGGCGTCGCTGCTCGACGTTGCCATCCATGCGCATCACAACAAAGCGCTGCGCATCAACATGGCGTACAAACGCATCGACGACGCGCGCAACAGCGCAGCGAAATTGTTCCTTTCGCATTCGCAGAGCGAAGACGACGTGCTGGTAATGCTCGACAACGATCACACGCATCCCGCGCATATCGTCGCGCATCTGGCGAGCAAGTGCGACGCCGAGCACGAAGTCGTCGGCGCGCTGATGTTTCGACGTTCGCTGCCGCACGATCCGTGCTTCTACAAACTGGATGCGGAGAACAAGGTCGTGGACGTTCCCACAATGTTCGATGGCGCGTCGCTCGTGAAGTGCGACATCGTGGGAACCGGTGCGATTGCAATTCGGCGCAGCGCGTTTGCGAAGTTGGACGCGAACGGGTTTCGCTGGCCGTACTTCCGATTCTGCTACAACGAGAATGAAGACATTCAGCGTTCCGAGGACTGGAACTTCGGGCTCGAATGTCGCAAGGCCGGTATCCCACACTGGTGCGATACGTCGATCGTATCGCCACATATCGGGCAGTTCTTGATCGGACCTGAAGAATGGATTCGTGAAGTGCAGTGGGGCATGGAACATCCCGATGAATTCAGCGCGAAATACAAAGCGCTCGGCATGCACTTCGTGTCGAAAGAGGAGACGCCAGCATGAGTTACGCGACGCTAGCAGAATTCAAGAGCTACATCACCGAGATGACGGGCGGCGTGCAGACTGCATTCACTGCTGGCGAGGACACGCTGCTCCAGAAATTCCTCGACCAGGCTGACGCCGAAGTGGACATGTATACCGGTCGCAGTTTCGGGCAGGGAGCGAACAATCACACGCACTACTACACCGAAGCGGATATCGACGGTGACACGCTGTATCTCGATGCAGACCTGGTGAGCGTGACAACACTCACGAATGGCGATGGCACGGTGATCTCTGCGAGCGACTATTGGCTGATGCCGATGAACGTGAGTGTGAGCGGGCAAAATGCTTTCGACGGATCGTTCTCCGCGATCAAGCTGAAGAGCACTGTGCAGTGGAAGTTCGACACTGACGGTCGCGTGAGCGTCAACGGACGCTGGGGATTCATGCAGGGAGCTCCTCTCGACATCGTGCGCGCTGCGATGCGGCTTGCGTATTGGTATTGGGCGAAGCGCAACGAAACCGCCGCCGTGAACGTAGCAGGCGAACAGGTGACGCAACAGACGGACGCGTATCCAGCCGACGTCAAGCAGACGCTGGAGCGCTACGTGCGGAGGATCGTGTCATGAGCATCACGAGCTGCTACGACGCGCTTACAAATGTGGTCGCTGCGGGAATCAGCGCGAAGAGCAAATACACAGCGATACCAACGGCTCCTCCGCAGCGTATGCCAGCAGTGATTACGATGTGGCAGCAGACGGAGCCAGCATCGCAGGTGTTTAGCAGCGTCGTCGCGGGGAAGAGCATGCGAAATGCCATGCGCAGGACTCATTCTTACGACGTTGTTGTAATCATCGGCGCAACTGGGCTGATGAAAGACGAGGATCTCGCTGGACGTGCGACGGCACAGACGTTGTTGAATGCCATTGACGACGATGTCGAGCTGGGCGGCGCGTGCGTGTTCTCGCAGGTGAATACGATTAGCCAAAGCCTTCTCGAATGGGATGGGCAGGCGTTTCTCACCGTACGCGCAGGTGTATCGGTGATGGAGGATGTGTAATGGCTTACACGATGAAGAACTGTAAGGTGGAGTTCAGCACGAACAACTCTACCTGGACGGACATCAGCGACGAGTCGAACAGCGTCACGATGTCGGGCTTCGAGCTGGAGACGGAAGCGACGCCGGTGTTCGGCGAAGCGAAGAAAGTGCAGACCGTCGGAGGTTACGCTCTCGGCACGATCACGATCCGCACGATGTACGCGGAAACGACCACTGGCGCGTGGGGACTCGCTGACGCTGCTTACAACGGTCGCACTCCGCTGTATGTGCGCTGGTCGCCGCGTGGCGGCACGACTGGGCAGTATCTCTACACGAGCGATGAGGGATACGTCAAGAATCCTGTGTGGCCTGTGGGTGAGGACGGCGCAGCCGCGATCATGCCAGAGTGCGTTATTGAAACTCCGTTTGTGACGAAGACGACTGTCTAACGGTGACGTATGGTGGAATGGAACTTTGATGCTTTGACGATCGAGGACGCACTTCTCATGGCAACAGGAGAAGTCAGCGGAAAACAACTTTTCGACATGCTTAACCGCGCATCGAATGGGCAGCTGAAGTCCATTCCATCTACGAAGCTGAAGGACGTGATTGAGGATTTCAAGAACTCGTTCGAGGCAGCGATCAACCCAAAAGGGCAGGCCGATCTCTGAGCGAACGGGTGAAGGCGCATCTGTGGATCGGCGATGACATGCCGCCAGAAATGATCGAGCTTTGGCTGGCGCGTGATGTGTATCACACGTGGCCGCTCCCAGATGCGATGACAGTTGCGCGACACCTAACAATCCTCGGGGCTGAGGCGGAAGTAAAGCGGAGGGAACAGAATGGCAGCAAATGAAGTGCCTATCGATCTCGTGATGCGAGCGCGCGACGAAATGTCTGCTGTGCTCGATCGCGTTGTGCGCGAGAGCGATGCGCTTGCCATCTCATTCGACGACCTCGGCAAAGAGTCGGCTCAGCAGGCGACGGACTTTTCTCGCATCATCCCAATCTCAGAACGGCTTGCGAATGCATTCGACATTACGGGCAAGCGCGCGAAAGATGCGTCTGGCATCACGTGGGATGCGACGGTAAACCGATGGCGCGACGCGAACAATAAATTCATCAGCACGCAGGAAGCGACGAATCGCGGATTCAAAGAAGCTGACAAGGAAGTCTACAAATACAAGCGCGCTGCCGATGATGCTGCATCATCCACGACGAAACTTGGGCAGTCGATGGACGGCGCTAACAAATCATCTGGATTGTTCAAGGCTGGTATCGTCGCAGTCGGCAACGTCGCCGCCGACCTTGCGATGAAAGCGCTGTCAGCTGTCGGAAGCGCAGTCGGTGACGTCGCATCTGCGATGATTAACGGCAATGCCGAGTTCGAGCGCTACACCGTTCAGTTTGGCGTGCTGCTCGGCGGAGCCGATAACGCGAAGAAGCGCTTGGCTGAGCTCGCGGAGTTCGGCGCGAAAACACCATTCGAGCTTCCAGAAGTTGTTCGCGCCGACAAAATCCTGCAATCGTTCGGCCTGCACAGTGAAGACGCCGCGAAAAAGTTCGGCTTCAGTGGGACGCAGATTCGAACAATAGCAGGCGATCTCGCAGCGGGAACCGGCCAGAACTTTGAGGACATGACCAGGTATCTCGGCATGTTTGCGTCTGGCGCCACAGGCGAAGCGATCTCGCGCTTTCAGGAGCTTGGCATCACCACGCGTGAAGAGCTTGGAAAGATGGGGCTGGAGTTCAGCAAATCCGGTGAACTAACGACTCCGACGCAGGAAGCATTCAACGTCTTGCTTACAGTCGCGCAAAAGAAATTCGGCGGCATGATGGACGCGCAGTCGAAGACGTTCGAGGGAATGGTCAGCAACCTCGAAGACTGGAAGGGACAGACACTGCGACTCATTGGGGAACCAATTTTCGAAGTGCTGCGTGACAAGCTTGGCGTCGTGCTGGAATTCCTGAATCGCCCTGAAACGCAGCGGGCAATCATGAATTTTGCGGATGGTATCGCCGATGCGCTCGGCAAGACGATCGATTGGGTTGAGCGCAACTGGCCGGTTATTGAAGCAGTCGTCACCGAAGTATTCAACGCGCTGAAATTCGGCTACAACTACATCCTGAAGCCGACGATCAATTTTGTCGTCGGCCTGTTCGAGATGCTTGTTGGCAATGCCGAGCAGAATTTCGGCGAGATGAGCAGCACGATTTCAAACGTGATGAACGGGATCCAGCGCATCATCGACACCGTGCTTGCCGCCGTGTGGAGAATCTGGGAAGACAACGGCAGCGAAATCATGGATTTCGTGCGAGAGACTTGGGGAACGATCAGCGATATCGTCAACGGTGCAGTGGCTGTGATTTTGCGGGTGATCGAGGTAAGCATGCCACAGATTGAGGCGACGATTGACAAGTACCTCACCGCTGCAAAGGTCGTCTTCGAGGTGGCATGGGCGGCAATAAAGATCGTTGTCGGAACGGCTCTTGATCTAATCAAGGGAGTCATTGATACCATTCTGAAACTCATCAACGGAGATACTGAAGGCGCGCTAAACGCGCTGAGGAACACATTCTTTAGCATATGGACGCGCATCTATAACACGGTATCAGAAGCCATCGCAGACGTGAAGCGCATCATCGACGAATACCTGGCGAAATCGGGAACCAGCGTCGACAGCATCATGAACGGGATTCGAGATTCGATCGTCAGAACATGGACGACGATTACGAATGATGTCGATTGGTGGGTTGGCACAATCAAGAATCGCACCTCCGCCTATTTTCAGGAGATGCGCGACAACATCACGCTAGCATTCAATCAAACAGTGGATAACATTCGCTCAGCCCTACAGAGAGCCATCAACGCATATAACACGGTGGCGCCGTTTCTCGGATATCCAATGATTCCCAACTTGGCGACAACTGCATCGCGCGGATCGAATGCCAGCACTGCCAGCCGCTCGACTACGTTCAACATCACCGCGAATTACGGATACCAGGATGAGCGCTCGCTGCGTGAGGACGTGCGCACGTTGCAGATGCTGTATGGAGGCGCGTAATGCAGAACGGGCATCAGTTTCAGATCATTCGCGGCGCGCAGTTCGTGGACATCACCGACTTGGTGAACTATGGGCTTGTGGAATTCGACGGATTCGGGATGCCTGATGTTCGGCGGCTGACGCAGCGCGGGCCGTTGCAGAACGGTGATACCGATGTTGGATTCCGTCTCGATCCGCGTATCATGCGGCTGGCCGTGATCGCGTATGCGGGCGACGAGCAGGGGATCATCAACAAGCGCGCTGCGCTTCTCGGCCTGCTGCGTCCCGGCAACGGTGGTCTGATTCTGCGCTGGACGTACGACGGCGTGAGCAAACAGATTGATTGCCACTACGCGGGAGGCATGACGCTGCCGAGCACCGACTGGAAGCTCGGTCATCATCGCGCCGTGTTCGAGCTTCGTGCAGCTGACCCAACGTGGTACATGACGGATTCGACGACTATCACATGGGCGAATGATGGTGGCGGAAGTGGATTTACGTTCCCGTTGCCGATGCCGTTCACCTTCGGCGGCAGCACCATCAACGCAAATCAGAGCGTCGATCTGACAAACGCGAATGCATGGGAAACTTTCCCAACGATCTACATCTACGGGCGCATCAACAGCCCGATCATCACAAATCAGACGACTGGCGATACGCTGAACTTCACTGGAAGCAATGTCGGCGTCGGTGAATACATCGTCATTGATCTCGCGTACGGCACGAAGACTGTGAATCTTGTATCAGGTGGAGTTAGCACGAACTGGGTGAGCAAGCTCACAACGAATTCCGATCTTGCGACGTTCAGTCTTCAACCTGGCGGCAATGAAGTCAATTTGAGCGGCACGAATGCCGATAGCACGACGCGCGTTGAGATGATCTACAACGAGCGTTTGATAGGAGTCTAGCGGTGGCACAAGCGTCTTACTTTTGGACAACGAATGGAACCGGTGACGGAACAAGTGGTGGATACACTGCTGCCAACTTCTCGCAGTACTTGAAAGATGTTGCCATCACGTCGGCTGCATCGGAAGGCGTGCTGTTCGGCATTGACAACAACCTTGCGGTTTCTACCACAGCTAATCCGCTTGATGTAAGTATCGGAACTGGCGCGGCAATCGTCAACGGCAAGTACTACCGTAACGATTCGACTGCTGTAACGTTTGCGCTTGGTGCCAGCGGAAGCACGCGAATTGACCGTGTTGTGTTGCGTGGCAATTTCCAGACGACTGGAACGGATCCGCAAACGATCCGAATTGCGGTAAAGACTGGGACAGAAGGATCGTCTACTCCTCCAGGTCTAACGCAGTCTGAAGGCAACACGTGGGAAATTCCTCTCGCTCAGGTTTTGGTTACTGGTGCAAACATCACGTCTGTTACCGACCAGCGAACGTTTGTCAAAAGCCCGACTGCCTACGGATGGTTCAACACTCCGCTCACGCTGAACAGCACGCTCAATGTCTCTGGGAACATCACCACGACGAGCGATCTGACCGTGAGCGGCGGCGACATTCGGCTCGGTTCGGACGTTGACCTGCGCAGGAGTGCATCGAATCAGCTCACGGTTGAAGACAACGTGCGCGTTGAATACAACAACGACGGTGCATCGGGATTGGTCGTGGTCAACCCGAGCACTGGATCGTCTGCTGATGCACGCATCATTGCCGAGGTGAGCTCATCCGCTGCGTCCGATCCGTTCGTGCAATTCCGTGTGCGTGACGCGGGAACCGTGCTTACGTTCTGGACGATCGGAGCAGACAACAGCGTTTCGGACAACTTTCGCATCTCGAACGGCGACAACCTCGGCACGAATCCGCGTCTCACCATCGATTCGGCGAGTGGCCTGACCACGCTGTCGTCGCTTTCCACGCCGAGCGGCACCATCACGAACGCGACGCTCGGCACGGCGACCATCACGACGCTGAGCGGAACGGGCATCGTGAATTCGGACAACATCGCGTCGGGAGCTGTCGTCAATGCGAAGCTCGGATCGCTCGCTGTCGATGCTGCGAAGCTCGCAAGCAACGCAGTCGAAACGTTGAAGATCAAAGACGGCGCTGTTACGTCAGACAAAATCGTTGATGGTGCAGTGACGAATACTAAGATCGGCGGGCTTGCCGTTGATGCAGCCAAACTCGCATCGAATGCTGTTGAGACCGAGAAGATCAAAGACGGCGCTGTGACATCAGACAAAATCGTTGATGGCGCAGTTGGAACTTTGAAGATCGCAAGCTCCGCTGTAACATCAGCGAGGATTGCGGGCGGCGCTGTGACCTCCGCTAAGATTGATGATGGATCTGTCGATGAAACAAAAGTCGGCAACCGAGTGCCAAAATTCCGCAGGCGGCAGGGTGGAGCTGCTGCGTGGAGCACTGGAGGAACTAGCAACTACACGCCAGGAAATGTAAGGATGCAGGGTGGAAGCATCAATGTTTCAATCAGTTCCACTTCTGCATCTGCAACAGTGACGTTCCCGGAATCTTGGTCTGCTGTTCCACTTGTGCTCATCACTG